ATACTTTAATAATTAAGAATTGTAGAATAAAACAAGAGCAAACTATGGAGTCTATTACAAATAATCAACCATTTTAATACTTCTAGGGCAGGTAGCTATTTCTTAGTAACATACCTGATTCCATTTTTCGGTTGCCTGTCCTATTTAAATTACATATATGAAAAAAACATACTTTAACCACGACTCTAACGCAAGAAACGACTTGAAACTAATTAGACTAAGAAAGTCTGGAGGTTTTGAATATTACGGAATATACTTTGCAATATTAGAACTACTATTTAGCGAAGAAAATAAAATGTGTATAGATGATTACGAAACACTTGCATTTGGTTTACAATGCGACACAGATAAATTAAGAGCAGTTATAGAGGATTTTGATCTATTTGTTATAGAGGATAATTGTTTTTATTCTAAGCGATTATATCAACACATAGAGGAAATAAATAACAAGTCAAGCAAAGCGAGTTTAAACGCAAAAAAAAGGTGGTCTAATGCGAACGCAATGCAAACGCATAGCGAACGCAATGCTAGTAAAGTAAATAAGAGTATAGTAAATAAAAGTAAAAGTATAGAAGATAGAATAGATGCGTTTAAAAACGCAATACACACAATAAAAGATATTAGTAAAAAAGATAAAGATGACTTTTTTAACTATTGGACAGAAAAAAATAAATCAGGCACTAAATTTAGAGCAGAATTGCAACGCACATTTGACATAAACCTAAGATTAAAAAGGTGGGCATCTAATAATTTTAATTCTGCTAATAAATCTAAGTTTCCAGAATACTTTGACGAATACACATTTAAAAAGTTAGATTCTAAAGGACAACAAGAATACACTAAACATTTAAAAGATTTAGGTTTTGAAACAGTATATAGTCCTACTGCTGGTACAATGTGGCGAAAAAAACATAAAGTATGATAGAATTTATTAAACACATACTTGGTTTGTGTGGTGAACCGCATATCAACATATTTACTATACTAATGACAACACCAATATTGTCTTATATAATTTATAAATTTTACAAATGAAAAATAGAAACTTACAACACAAAGACGATTGGCAAACACCAAAAGACTTTTATAAAAAACTAGATACAGAATTTAATTTTGATTTTGATCCTTGTCCGTATATGCACGATATGTCATGGGATGGTTTAAATGTTGATTGGGGAAAAAGAAATTTTATTAATCCACCTTATAGTAGAAAATTAAAAGAAGCATTTATTTTAAAAGCAATAAAAGAAAGCAAAAAAAATAAACTTTGTGTAATGTTGTTACCTGTGTCTACAAGCACAAAAATATTTCACGAACATATATTGCCAAATAAAAAAGAAATAAGATTTATAAAAGGAAGACTAAAATTTAGTGGTTATAATACTAAAGGTGAGTATGTAAATAACAAATGTGGAATGCACGACAGTATGTTAATAATATTTTAAAATGAAAGAATACCAATTACAAAAAGCAGTATGTAAATACTTGGACTTGCAAAACATATTATATTGCGGTTCAATGGGTGGCAATTATCAACCACATCAGTCTGTTAGAATACGTCAAAAACTAAGTGGTTACAAGCGCGGTTTTCCCGATTTATTTATTTATGAGCCAAGAGGTGCATACTGTGGACTTGCAATAGAACTAAAGACAGGATATAATAGAGCAACAAAAGAACAACTTTGGTGGCGTGATGAACTAAACAAAAGAGGATATGTTGCTGAAATATGTAATGGATTAGACGAAACTTTAATAGTGATTAGTAAATATTTAAAAGGACAAATTGAATGAGCATTAAAGAAAAGTATAAAGTAAAGTCTATTTCAAAACATTTGTGTAAAGAATGGTTATTGCACAAACATTATGCAAAAAGAATACCTAGTATTAGTTATGCGTTTGGTTTATTTGATAAAGATTTGATTGGTATATGCACATTAGGGAGTCCACCATCAAGAGCTTTGTGTGTTGGTGTTTGTGGCAAACATAATTCTAATAAAGTTTTAGAATTAAACAGATTATGTGTAAATGATAATTTAGAAAGAAATGTTTTAAGTTATTTTGTGAGTAGTTGTTTGAAATTATTAAAAAATGAATTAATAATAGTTAGTTATGCAGATACATCAATGAGTCATAATGGATATATCTATCAAGCTACAAATTGGATATATACAGGACTATCAGCTAAAAGAACAGAAAGATATGACATTAACAATCCTAATAGACATAGCAAATCTGTAACTGAACAAAAGGGTGTTAATTATCAAGATTTAGCTATTAGAGCAAGACCACAAAAACATAGGTATATATATTTCACAGGAAACAAAAAACAAATAAAAAAATTAAAAAAAGAATTAAATTATAAAATAAAACCTTATCCAAAAGGACAAAATAAAAGATACAATAGTAGTTATAAACCAACAATACAAAGAGAATTATTTTGAAAGTAAAACCTACATTTTTTAACACAAGGCACGACAGATTGCATTGGGATTACATAGATACTAACAACTACCTGTTCACAATTTTATTTGATAGTGGTGCTAACTTACATTTTATTTTGAGAGATTTGAAAAAAAACGAAAGCATACTAAATTATATTTATAAGAAATTGCACAGTAGATTTGACAATATTATAGAGATACACACAAGCAGAATGTCAAATGTAGAGTATAATTTAATGAAACAACAAAAAATACCCTCAGTAATAAAAATATGTTAGACGACTATATTATAAGCAACTATGACAGACTAAAAGACATAGCTTATAATATGGCAGGAAGCAAAGAACACGAGGAGTTTTTACATTTTATAATAGAGCAACTTTACGATCACGACCAAATCAAACTAAATGAGGTTATTGAAAGGCAAGAAATGCTATTTTATGTAACAAGAATAATGATTAATCAATATCATAGTAAAACAAGTAGATACTATTATAAGTATAAAAAATACTATAAACACCACGTTACAGGCATAGTAGATGGCATAACTACTGACAATGTTGTAAAAACAATAGAACAAAAACAAGATGCAGAAGAAAAACTGTCCTGGATAGAAGAAAAACTAAAAGACTTATATTGGTTTGATGCAGAAGTGTTTAAATTATATTACAGAGAAAATTTTACATTAACAGAAATGGCAAGAGCAACAAAAATTAGTAGAGGCACACTATACAAAGCAATAAGTAACGTAAAAGACTATTTAAAAAATGAAAGATAAAAAATGGGAATTAATAAATATATTAGCAGCTTGGAAATCAGGAGAAACAGATATAATATTATCAGATATTGTTAAATATATAGAAAACGATTATGTTAAAAATAAATTAAATGAGAAATAAAAAATTTGACAGGTTTATGTTTATATTAGGTACAACAATATTAATATATTTAATTTTTAGATTATGGTAAAAAGTAAAGGTTTAGGCGATACAATAGAAAAAATTACTAAAGCGACAGGCATAAAAAAAGTTGTAGACAAAATTAGTGATGTAACAGGCGTAGATTGTGGTTGTGAGGAACGCAAACAAAAACTAAATGCTTTATTTCCTTATAATAATGTTAGACAATTTACTGATGACGAAAAACAGATATATGAAACAATAATAGCAAGAACAAATAACACTATAACAGGTCAAGACCAGGCTAACTTAGTAAAATTGTATAATAAAATATTTAACGCAAAAAAGAAAGTTAGTAATTGTGGCAGTTGTGTTAAAGAAACTATGGCAAGACTAGAAAAAGTATATAAAAACAGTTGTTAGACAATGCAAAAACATACTAAAGTATATTATAACTTTTTTGGCTATGACGAGTCAGACACAATATTATGCGAAATGTGTTCTGCAGTTGCAGTAGATATACACCACTTAGAAAAAAGAAATAAAACAAAAAATGATTTTGTTGAGAATCTTATAGCAGTATGTAGAGATTGCCACATAAAAGCAGAAACAGACAGTTGTTTTAATTCGTATTGCAGAATACAACACCTGCAAGTTGTTTGTGAGCAGGTATACGCACTAATAAATTTAAATAAAAAACTAGATGCAATTAGAAAAAATAAAAATTAGCAAACTTAAAGCTGCGACATACAACCCAAGACAGATTAGCACAAAGCAGTACAACGATTTAAAAAAGTCAATTACAAAGTTTGGTTTAGTTGATCCTATTATAGTTAACGAATACTTTACAGAAAATTATTATGTAGTGGTAGGTGGTCATCAGCGTTTAAAAATATGTAAAGAACTAGGATATACAGATATAGCTTGTATAATAATAAACTTAAACAAAGAACAAGAAAAAGAATTAAATATAAGGCTAAATAAAAACACAGGTGATTTTGATATTGATATACTTGCTAATGAGTTTGACATAGATAATTTAGTAGATTGGGGTTTCAAGCATATTGACTTAGGACTAAATGTAGATAAAATACAACAAGATAAAGATAATGTTAGTATAATAACAGTAAAAGAGCAAGACGAAGTTAAAGCATTTGAACTGTACAATAGTTTGAATGAACAAGGGTATAATGTAATCATAAAATAATACAAATGGCACACGATAAAAAAGAAAGATTATTAAAAGCGTTAGCAGAAACGCAGGGACTAATATACCACGCTTGTAAAAAAGCAGGTAACATAAGTAGGTCTACATACTATCGCTATATGCGTGAGGACGAAAAATTTGCAAAGGCAGTTAAAGAAATACAAGAAGCACAAATAGACTATGTAGAGGGCGAACTTATAAAAAACATAGCTAGAGGCAAAGAAACAAGTATAATATTTTATTTAAAATCTAAGGCAAGAGATAGAGGCTATGCAGAGAAAGTAGATATAACAAGTGGTGGCAAAGCACTAACTGAACTTAAAATAGAAGTTATTGACACAGGGAAAGATTAAAACAACAAATGTATTTAACAAGGCGTATAGGTCTACAACTAGGATTACATGTCTACAAGGGGGGACACGTAGCTCTAAGACCTATTCGCTTTGTCAATTGTTTATAGTCAAATGCTTAGAAGAAACAGGCAAAGTATTTACTATATGTCGTAAAACACTACCTGCACTAAAAGGTACTGCATATCGTGATGTGCTAAACATACTAAAAGAGTTAGAGCTTTATGACGAAGCAAATCACAACAAATCAGAACTATCTTACCAACTAAATGGTAATATATTAGAATTTATTAGCGTAGACCAACCACAAAAAATTAGAGGTCGTAAAAGAAACTATCTTTGGCTTAATGAGGCAAATGAGTTTGATTTTGAATCGTGGACACAACTCACTTTAAGGACGACAGAAAAAATATACCTAGACTACAACCCAAGCGATCCGTACAGTTGGATTTACGACAAAGTACACACAAGAGATGACTGCACATTTTTACAATCTACATACTTGGCAAATCCCTTTTTAGATGACGACACTATTGCAGAAATAGAAAGACTAAAAGACATAGACCCTGACTATTGGCGTGTATATGGACTTGGTGAGATAGGTACAGTACAAACTATGATATTTAGAAACTTTAATTTAGTTGATGACGTACAAGGTCGTTTAATTGGTTATGGTTTAGACTTTGGCTTTACAAATAGTCCTACTGCACTTGTAGAGGTTAGGCAACTAGACGACAATTTATACATAAAAGAGTTGTTATACGAAAAACGACTAACTAACACAGATCTAGCAAACAAAATGAAAGCATTAGGCATAGACAGACAAACAGAAATAGTAGGAGATAGTGCAGAGCCTAAGTCAATAGAGGAAATATACAGACAGGGT